CGGCGCACATTGCACCGCCGCGCAGCGCCGCATGCGACGTGTCGAGCCGGATGTGCTCATCCTTCGGCCGGTGCGCATTGAACCAGTCGCCAGACCAATGCGGATAGGCCTCATGCGAGACCGTCGAGGGAGTCGAAAAATAGGTCGAGCGCCAGCGCTTGTGTGCCGACATCGCCTCGGCCACGTCGTACAGCTCCGCGAAGCCCGGCACCCAGAAAATCTCGTCGAAGTAGAGATTGCCGTGGAAGCCCTGCGCGGTCCGACTCGACGTGCCGAGGAAATACAGCGTCGCCTGATTCGCGCCCAGCACGATCGGGTCGCCCTTCAGCTCGACGCCGCACACCTGGTAGACCCAGTCCTTGATGTAGTTGCGGAAGATGTAGGCCTGCGATCGCGACGCGCTCAGGAAAATCTGGTTGCTGCCGGTCTCCACCGCATCAAGCAGCGCCTCGCGAGCGAAGTACCAGGTCGCCCCAATTTGCCGGCTCTTGAGGATCCACCGCGAGCGGTACTGATGCTTCGCCTCATGCCAGCCGCGCTGGTAGCCGAAGATTTCGTCGAGGAACGACTCGCGCAGCAGCGCGACGTGTTCCGGCGATAAGAAGTTTTTGGGCTGCTTCTTTTTCGGCCCCGCATTCCGCGTCTGAATTGCAGGGTTTAGGTCCGACTCGCGACCGCTCTTCTCGTACTGACGCACGCGTGCAAAGGTCTGCATCTGGCGCCCGAGCAGATCGATTTCCTTGTAGTCGCTCCCGGTCTTCGGCTCTTTCGTGACGAGCTGGATATAGCGGGCCTCGGTCGTTGCCTCGACTCTGTCCACCGGTTGCGCCTTGTCCCAGCCATCCGCATCCTTCCAGTCCTGGACGGTGCTTCTGGGCAGCTTGATGTGCTCGGCAATTGCGGTCACTCGCCAGCCCTGCCAGTACAGCGCACGAGCTTGCAGCCGAGCGGCAGCGCGCTCGGCCTCAATGGCCGGGGGGAGGATCAGTTTGGGCATCCTGCCGAGTGTGTGCAGCCCCTACGCGCGCGCGAAGCACTGCATGGTCGGCTGAGCCTCAGCCGACCATGCAGTGATTGATGACGGGAGGGCTCACGTCACAGCATGGCGGCATTGGCTCACCACACTCGGTGAGCAACAGCACGCGAGACCCGCCATGTCGCAGAAGACCAGCAAGTACGCCGCCAAGTGGTTCGTCATCGGGACCGAGGGCGCAACGACCGACGGCCGCAAGATCAGCGCCGACTGGATCACCCAGATGGCCCGCAACTACAGCCCCGAGAAGTACGGCGCGCGCATCAACCTGGAGCACATCAAGGGCATCCTGCCGTCAACCGCAGACAGCCCGTTCGGCGCTTACGGCGATGTCAGTGCGCTGCGGAGCGGAAAGAATCCGGAAGGCAAGCTCACGCTCGAAGCCCAGCTCACGCCGACCGACCAGCTCGTGGCCATGACGAAGGCCAAGCAAAAGGTCTACACCTCGATGGAGGTGGACCCCAACTTTGCCGACTCCGGCGAGGCCTATCTCGTCGGTCTGGCAGTCACCGATACGCCCGCATCGCTTGGCACTTCCTACCTCTCGTTCTGCGCCTCGAATCCCGACGACAACCCGCTCAAGGGCCGCAAGATTTCGGCGCAGAACCTGTTCACGGCCGCTACCGAAATCAACGCGTTCTCGTTCGATGAGCCGGTAGCGCAAGAGGACGTGCTTTCCAAGTTCACGGCTCTGGTCGGCGGCCTGGGCAGCCTGATTGAAAAACTCAGCGGGAAAGCGCCCGAAGCACCGCCGAAGGTTGACGACAAGCCCATCAGCACGCCGGCCGATGTCGCCACGTTTGCAACCCAGACGCTCGCGGCCATCCAAGAACTCGGCGACCAGGTGCAGTCGCTGTCGAAGCGACTGGCCGATGCGGCCGCACAGAGCAAGGCCGACGGCAATGCCTTCGCCGCGCTGAAGAAAGAGTTCGCAGAGCTGCGCACGCAACTCGAAGACGTTGACCCCGCGAAGTTCAAGCCGCGCCCCACGGCCACCGGCGGCACCGGCGACGACGAATTTGTCTACTGAGCGCGGTCCGCCGCATCCAACTCGCCCTCAACTGGAGCAAGACCTCATGAACAACGAATCCCGCAAGGTCTACGAGACCTACCTCGCAAAGGTCGCGAAGGCCAACAACGTCGCGAACCCGGAAAAGCAGTTCTCCGTGGTCCCGGGCGTCCAGCAGACGCTGGAGCAAAAGATTCAGGAATCGTCCTCGTTCCTGAGCCGCGTCAATCTCGTCGGCGTCCCCGAACTCTCGGGTCAGAAAATCTACATGGGCGCGAGCCGTCCGGTCGCGGGTCGCACCAACACCGACATCAAGGCGCGCGAGACCAAGAGCGTTGGTTCGCTCGATGACGAGAACTACCAGCTGGTCGGGATCGACTACGACAGCCACATCACCTATCAGCAGATCGACGCGTGGGCCAAGTTCCCGGCGTTCGCAACGATGATGCGCAATGTCGTCGTGCAGCAGCAGGCACGCGACCGGATCATGATCGGCTTCAACGGCACCCATGCGGCTGCGGACACCGACATCGTCGCCAACCCGCGCTTGCAGGATGTGGCCAAGGGCTGGCTCCAGAAAATTCGCGATCACGCGACGGCCAAGAGCACCGGGCGCTGGATGCACGAAGCCGCCCACGGCTCGGGCAAGATTGAAGTCGGCGCCGGCGGCGACTACGAGAACCTCGATGCGCTCGTGAAAGACGGTATCGAGCTGCTCGACGAGTGGTATCGCGAGGATCCTGACCTCGTGGTCATCCTCGGTCGCGGGCTGATGCACGACAAGTACTTCCCGCTCATCAACCAGACCAACCGGCCGACCGACATGCTCGCGCTCGACCTGGTAGTGTCGCAGAAACGCGTGGGTGGGCTCCCTGCTGTCACCGTGCCCTTCTTCCCCGCCGGCGCCGTGCTCATCACGACGCTCAACAACCTCTCGATCTACTACCAGGACGGCGCGCGCCGGCGGTATGTGCGAGAGGCGCCGGAGCGTCGCCGGATCGAGAACTTCGAGTCCTCGAATGACGATTACATCGTCGAGTCGCAGGGCCGTGCTGCGCTCCTCGAAAACATCGAGCTCGTCTGACCATGGCTCGCAAGCTCAGCCCGGCTCAGGCCCATCTTTCTCGCGCCCGGTCAGCCGCCGCCTCGGCCGATGCGCGCGGCGGTCCGGCCGAGGCCTATGGCAGCCACCATGACCTGCTGCTGGCGCAGCTCGTCTCGCACCGGCGCACGCTCAAGGACATCCAGTCGGTCGAGCGGAAGATTGAAGCCAAGCGAGGCATGGTCGGCGACTTCGACGACTGGATCACCGCCACGCTCGCCGGCGACGCTGGTCGTGCGGACGAGATCGTCACCACGATGATGATCTGGCACATCGACATCGGCGCTTACCGCCGCGCTTTCGAGATCGCGGCCTACGTTGTGCGTCACGGCCTTGAGCTGCCCGACCAGTACGAGCGCAACGTCGCGACCCTGCTCATCGATGAGTTCTCTGTCCCGGCCCTTGCAGGGAAGATGACCGACGACGCCGCGCGTGAGCTGCTGCCCGCTGTGCTCGAACTCACCGCCCCCAGCGACGCGCCGGACCAAGCCCGCGCGAAGCTGCACAAGGCCATTGGCTTTGCGCTGATCGGCCGGCTCGGCAAGAGCGACTTCGACGTTGCCACCGTGCCTGCCGACACCGTCCTGCCTGCCCTCGAACATCTGCACCGCGCCATCGAGCTGTTCCGCGAGGTCGGCTGCAAGAAAGACATCGAGAAGCTGGAGCGCCGCGCGAAAGCGCTGGCCTCGGGTGACTCGACCACCGACCGGACCCCGGAGCCCGGGGGCTCTGGCGAAGACTCGACGCCACCCGCAGAGAGCTGACGCCCGACCACCCCCGACCTATACGCGAGCCTTGCCATGACCTTCAACGCCGCCCCGCCTGCGCCTGTCACCGAACCGGTCATCACCAACGGTGGCTGGTTCCCCGACATCGACCCGGGCGCATTCCGGCGCGTGGCGCGCGTTGACGGCTCGGCCACGCCAGACCGCATCCGGCACCTGCTCATCTCGGCGATCGGCAGCGTCAATGACGAGCTCGATGCGTGGCGAGCAGAGCAGGTCTGGGCCGGTATCACGACGCTCGCCGGCATCTCCGGCCCGCTGATCGATGGCCAACCGCGCGCGGTGCATCTGTACCTGCGCGCCGTCTACTGCCTCGCCAACGCCGAGCTGCTCGACCGGTACCGCGATTTCGGCGCGACTCCCAAAGCCGACAAACGCGCCGAGACGACGGAGCCCGGCATTGACGACCTCCGCCGCGACGCGCGCTGGGCAATCTCCGATCTGCTCGGCATCCGTCGCACCACCGCCGAGCTGATCTGATGCTCGTCCGCACGCATCAGGGCGACACGCTCGACCTGCTCGCGTGGCGCCACCTCGGCACCACGGCGGGCGTCGTCGAAGCCACGCTCACCGCCTCGCCAGCGCTGGCCGAATACGGCCCGACGCTGCCCGCCGGCGTCGCCGTCGAACTCGCCACGCCGACCGCGACTGCGCCCACTGTCCAGCTCTGGGATTGATGCCATGGCCGCCCATTTCGATACCGCTGCACTCGACACCGCCACTCACGCGCAGGTCATTGCCCGTGCGGCCACCGAGCCCGCGATCTATTCGCCGCCAGTCGTCGTGACCGGCATCCATCTGCTGGGATTCCCGATCGCCGACTGGGTCTCCGTGTTCACCGGCGTCTATCTCGTCATCCTGCTGGCTCACAAGCTGTGGAGCTGGCGCCGCGAGGTGCGTGAGCACGGCCGGCAGCATCGCGAGGCTGCCCGATGAGCAACGCCGTCCGCAATGCCATCGGCGCGCTTGCCATCAGCGGCGCCGGCCTCGTCGGCATCGTGCTGCGCGAGGGCTACACGGCCACCGCCGTGCAGCCGTTGCCCGGCGACAAATGGACCGTCGGCATCGGCAGCACCGGGCCCGACATCGGCCCGGGCACCGTCATCACGCCACCGGCCGCATTTGCGCGCGCGCTGCGCGATGTGCAGATCGTCGAGGGCGGGCTCAAACGCTGCATCAGCGCGCCGCTGACGCAAAGCGAGTACGACGCCATCACGGCCCTCGCCTACAGCGTCGGGGCTGGCGCCGTCTGTGCATCGAGCATCCCGCGCAAGCTTTCCGCCGGCGACTACGACGCCGCCTGCAGCACCATCCTCGACTTCGACAAGTTCCGCGATTGCACGCGCCCAAAGGTCCGCGACGCACGCACCGGCGCGATGGTCTGCCCGCTCGTGCCCGTACGCGGCCTGACGCTCGCTCGACAGCGGGAGCACGTGCTATGCATGAGCCGCTGACCGCCCCCGCGCGCGAGGTCATCGGCCTCACCGTCGCCGCCGTCATCGTCGTCATGCTTGCCGGTGCCATCGGCTACACCTGGGGCGGCGAAGACGGCCGCGCCGAGCTGGCCCGCATCAATGCGCTGCACGCGACCGCGCTCGCCACTGCCACCGACCGCGTCGCGCGCATCGATCGCGACACCCGCGACCAGCTCGCCGCCATCGACTCTCAACGACAGCAAGAGCAAAAACATGCCGCCGAAGATCGTGACCGCCTCCTCGCTAGCCTGCGCACTGGCGCTTTGCGCATGTCAATCCCCGCCCGCTGTGCGCCTGGTGCAGCCGCCGTCGCCGCAGATACCGGCGCTCGAAATCCAGCGCCGCGAGCCGAACTTGAGCCCGAGGCTGCTGCAACTCTTGCAGCCATCGCCGCCGACGGCGACGCCGCCATCCTCGACCTCAACGCATGCATCGACAGCTACGCCGCCGCGCGTGCCGCCGTGATGCAGCAGGACCGCTGACATGCTCAAGCCCGCGCTCCTGCGCCAGCACCTCACCGCCGCAGTCCCGCAGTTCGCCGCCGCGCCCGACTCGCTCACAATCTTCATCACATCGGGCCGGCTGCTCGCCAACGGCGCGCCGTCGCTCTCTTTCGAGTACGGCTACACGCTCACGCTGCTCGCGCTCGGCTTTGCCGGCCATGCCGACGCCGTGATGATTCCGGTGATCGCGTGGATCGCGCAGCATCAGCCGCAGATATTCGATAACCCTGAACTCCGCGAGAAGTCGATTCGATTCGAGGCCGAGCTGCTGAACCCGTCCGCTGTCGATCTGCAAATCGAGATCGACCTCACCGAGCCCGTCGCCATCCATGCTGCGCCGGTCGGCCCCGATGCCGATCCGTCCGTCGTCGATTTCGAAGTGCTCCACCTCGACGAAGCCCCGCCGCTCTATGCCGTCGAGCGCCCGCCCGCGCGCTGGCAATTCAGGCTTGCCGGCGGCGACGGCAGCGTGATCGCGGCCTGGAATCACACCGCGCCGTGATTGACTCGCTCGATCAGCTCGGCGACTGGCTCGGGCCGCTCATCGAGCGCCTTACGCCCGCGCAGCGCCGGCGAGCCGCTGTCGAGATCGGCCGCGAGCTGCGCCGCAGCCAGGTGCAGCGCATCGGCGCGCAACTCGCACCCGACGGCAGCGCCTACGAGCCGCGCAAGCCGCCGCGACTGCGCGAGCGCGCCGGTGCCATCCGGCGGGGCGCGATGTTCTCGAAGATCAAAAAGGCGCGCTACTTGAAGACCGAGGCGACTGCCGACGCGGCCGCCGTCGGATTCGCGGGAAGCGTCGCGCGCATCGCGGCCGTCCACCAGTTCGGGCAGCTCGACCGCCCCGAGCCGAAGGGGCCGGAGGTGCGCTATCCCGAGCGTCAACTGCTCGGGTTCTCGCCCGCCGATCGCGAGCTGATCGAGACGATCCTCACGCGTCACCTCGGGCTGTAGGGCGCAGCGTGGCGTGCGGTATTGCACGCATTTGTACGCGTACTATTGTGGCGCTGAATTAATACGCGTACTATCTCTACATCGGTTGAACGCAACCGAACACCAGCCGGCGGTGAGTAGCCGGCAAACACTCGAACGGAGCAGACCATGACCAACGCACTTTTCACGATCCTCGACGGCATCATCTCCAGCGACTGCGCCGCTGAAATCCTCGCCAGCGACGACGCCATCGTCAACTACGCCGAGGCCGGCGGCGACGATATCGACTACGCCGCCGCCCGCCGTATTCAGACGGCCGGCCGCAACTGGCTCGACCAGCAGGCCAACGGCAACGGCGAGTGGAGCCGGATGCGCCACGAAGCCGCCGCCGAACTCGAAGCCGAAGCCAAAGCCGATGAACCGGCCGAGGCATTCGCCGACAGCGCCGACAGCCGTGAAACCAGCAAAGAAATCATCGACGCGATCCTCGCCGTTGCCGGCAATTCCGATGCCGAAGCGGTGCGGGTCTGGGAAGCCCCGACCGAGGCCGAGGCGCTTGCGGTCTGGGAGCGCGTGACGAAAAACGGGCTGCGTGACTCGGCCGACTACTGCTGGGGCGCCTCGGGCAGCGACTGGGCTGCACAGCTGGGCATCGTCGGCTAAATCCATCCCACCCATCACTACGGACGCCCGGTAATGCCGGGCGTTTTGCTATGACCTCTCCGCAATTCGCCCCCCGCGTGCACCCCGCGCGCGACGCCCTCGACCGCGCAGGCCGCGAACTCCCCGGCGTGTGGCAGTCATACGATCAAATCCGCCAGCAGCACGATTTCCCGGCGCATGTCTACGTCACCGACGATGACGGCGCGGCGGCATACGCGCAGGCCCGCGCCGATCTGCTCGGCCCCGAATCAGTGCGCGGAATTCTCGACCTCGGCGTGCTGGGCTTGGCGCGCGTCGTCGGCCCATTCACGACGCTCGCATGCTGGCGCATGACGCAGGGCATTTACCGCATCGATCCCGCGCTCTATGAGTCGCTGATTGACACACCGCTGACCGGCGATATCCCGGTTGAGCCGCTGCTGCGGCTGCCCGAGTGGTGCATCTACATCGAGACGCCCGGGCTCAGCATCGTCGGCCGCCGCGACGGCGCGCCGCATCCGCTTCTCGGCGCATGGGTGCGGATCAACATCGAGCCGGTCGGCACGCCAACACTCGTCATCGGCATGCTGATCGACGGCGCGCAGCTGATCGAGCATCACCACATTCCGCTCGCCGGCACGCTGGAGCAGTCGGTGCAGCGCGTGTTCGACGCATGGGGTGTGAGCGATCCGGCTGCTGTGCCGGCGGTCATGTCGTATCTGCCGCAGATCATCAA